AGAAATCGCTTGACGAGCAATCTGCAACGATTACCAAACAAGCTGAGACGATTGAAACTCTTCAGAAGGCTGAAGACGCTCGCGTATTGGCTACATTTATTACCAAAGCCAAAGGCTTCGCACCGCTGGGTCTCCCAGCAGTCGAAGAGGGCAAAGAAGCAGAGACCGAGTTTGGTCTTGCGCTGAAAGCTCTGTCTGAGGCTAATCCTGATGCATATGCTCAGGTTGAGTCAGTTCTTACGAAGGCTCTTGATACCATCGAGAAGGGTGAAAACCTGAAAACGCTTGGTGGTGATGGACAGCCGGACTTAACTGATAACGCCACGGAAATCTCGAAAGCTGCGTCTGCTTTGAAAGAAGCTGATCCGTCACTTTCTGATGAAGCGGCAGTCGCCAAGGCCCTGGATAACAATCCAGCGCTTTATCAAGGCTAACCAATAGCGGGAGAATAAGCTATGTCATTTGACAATGATGGCCTGAATTATACGATAGAGGCTTCCGCTGATCTCAGCGCCGAGCAATTCCGAGCAGTAGTTATTGCTGCTGGTGGTGCTGCGGTTGCTGGTGCGGATGTCGTTATCGCTGGTATCCTTCAAAACGACCCTGAAGCCATAGGCCAGGCTGCGAACATTCGTTCGAAAGGTGTTTCGAAGGGTCAAGCTGGTGCCGCGATCGCTCGCGGGGCTCGACTTCAAACAGATGCAAACGGTGATTTCATTACCGCCGCAGGAAGTAACGACGTGGGTACTGCCCTCGAAGCTGCTTCAGGCAGTGGTTCTATCTTCGCTGTTCTGTTAGACTAAAGGGGAGAATAACAATGCCTTTACCAACAGCACGCGATGTACATGTCAACACGCCGTTGACCAATATTAGCATCGCATTCCTTCAAAGCGCAGATTCGTTTGTTGCCAGTCGGGTTTTCCCGAGTATACCGGTAACCAAACAATCCGATCGCTTCTACACCTATGAGCGCGGTGATTTCAACCGTGACGAGATGCAGCTTCGGGCTCCGGCCACAGAATCTGCCGGTGGTGGCTATCGGATCGATAATACGCCGACGTATTTCGCCGATGTGTTTGCGTTCCATAAAGATATTCCTGATCAGATTCGTGCAAATGCCGACTCTGTTCTTCAGCTTGATCGTGAAGCTACTGAGTTCAATGCTCATAAAGCTCTCATCAAGAAAGAGAATATCTTCGCCGCAAACTTCCTGGTCAATAGTGTTTGGACCTTCAACGAGTTGGGCGTTGCCGCAGCTCCTGGTGCGAACCAGTTCTTGCAGTGGAATGATGCCGCTTCTACTCCGATTGAAGACATCCGCTTCGCAATGACGGAACAGCAGCAGAGTACCGGCTTCCGGCCGAACACTCTGATCTTTACCCGTCCTGTGTTTGATCAGATTATTGATCATCCGGATATTGTTGACCGTGTGAAATACGGCACGCAGGATTCGGAAGGCTCTGTCTCACTGGTTGATGTCGGTGAACTCGCGGCCCTCTGGAAAATTCCTCGCATCATGGTTATGGATTCGATCGTGAATTCGGCTGATGAAGGTCAGGCTAACGTCCATGACTTCATTGGTGGCAAGGTCGCGCTCCTGGTTTACAGTGCGCCGCGGCCGGGCCTCATGGTTCCGTCTGGAGGCTACGACTTCAACTGGACGGGTCTGCTTGGCTCAACCGGTGGACTCGGCACGCGAATCAGCAAATTCCGTATGGAAGAGCTGAAGGCAGATCGTGTTGAAATCGAAATGGCGTTTGATCTCAAGTTGGTTGCCGCCGACATGGGTACGCTATTCCGTAGCGCGGTTGCGTAAGTAATTGAATAATCCTGGACGGATGTGAAAGCATCCGTCTGGGTTTTTCACACGATCAGGAGTTAATTGACATGGCTCGAACATCAGGCTTCAATCCAAAGGCAGTCCTAGTTGCACGTAAATCTAGGGGGCTGGACCTTGGAGGTAGACACTACGAACAAGGAGAGGTAATCGATGATGATTGTATTTCCTTTCGTAAGCGCAGGCAGTTGTATGCACAAAACCATGTCTGTCATCCGCATGAGTTGGATAAGTCCGTCCCTGCGGAAGTAGAGGAAGACAAAAACCTCGCTGACGGATTAGCTGCTGAAGAAGAAGCCGAAAAAGCCAAATCTACTGAGGATGCTGTAAATCCTGAAGCTGACAATGGTGATGACTCTGACGCGAGTGTCGCAACGGAATCAGATACCCAGGAAAGTGAAGGGGAAGCACCCTCGGAGCCGGAGAAGAAAAAGGTTGCAAAACCTGTTCGTCGACGGGCTAAGCGAAAGCAACCTTCTAAAGAGTAAGACGTGACAACGTTTACTTATGGTGGCGATCCGAGTGTAGGAGGTTCAGACGAGATCAGGTTTCTGGTCGGTGATACTGGACCTACTGTATTCATCCTGTGCAATGAGGAATACGATTACCTCCGCACAGTATACGATTCCGCCTTGGCTGCTGCCGCTGCTGCCGCTGATGCAATTTGTGGAAAGTTTGCTAAACAAGTTGACGAAGTAACCGGAGACCTTCAGCGTAAGTGTTCTGATAAGGCGAAAGCCTTTAGCGAACTCGCTAATAAACTCCGGAAACAATCTTCTGATCCTCTCACCAGCTCACCAATTCCCTTCGCAGGCGGCACTTCATGTGACGACATACAGTCTCGTGAGGATGATCTCGATAGGTTCCCGGATATATTCAATATCGGTCAGACTGATTCACGCAAAGGGATCGGAATTAAGAGCGAATCTACTCTGAGAGATCGAGGAATCTTCGGATAAGAGGTCAACATGTCACTTAAGTTCGATGTAAAAGTCAGGCTGGACATGAAGGACCTACAGAAAGTCAAGAGGAGATTGATCAAAGTAGCCAAGCTTCAAACGCAGGTAGGCTATTTTGATGGAAAGCCTCATCCGAACCAACCGGATATGACGGTCGCACAGATCGGCGCAATTAACGAGTTCGGAGCACCCGAGGATAACATACCTGAACGTCCGTTCATGGCAACGGCGGTCAGGAATACTCGGTTAGCAAAGCCGCTGGCAGATAACCTCAAGCGTTATCTCCGGAATGTCCAGAGCCTCAAAGGCGTTTGGACAGCGGCAGGAATAGTGATGGCCAGGGGAATATCTAAAACCATCGCTGAGTTTAGTGATCCGCCGAATGCCCCGTTCACGATCGCCAAGAAAGGTTTCGACGATCCCCTTGTTGAGACCGGACACTTGCGAGATAGCGTAACGCATAGGATTCGACGGAGATGAGTGTAGCAACCTTTGAATGTATACCGGGTGTCACGATTACTCGGGTAAGGAAAGCCGCCAGCGAGTACGATGCTGCTGGTGACTGGGTTGCAGGCACACCTACATCAGACCCTGTTGAGGGTGTAGTTCATCCGGCTACAGCCTCGAAAAGTCTCTCGGACGAAATGATCAGAGAGATTGATAACAATCGAAATCGAAAGATGGTAGTTGTTTATTCTGTTCCAAGCACATGGCAGACTGAAGATGAAGCTGCCGGTCAACAGGCAGACATCATGATCTTTAACGGAGATCGTTACGAAATTATGATGATCGATGATTGGGACTCCGGAGTTCTGGATCACCAGAAAGCTCTGGCAGCGAGACTGGACCTTCGCGATGGCGATTAATACAAACGACATTGAGAGGGAACTGGTACCGGTTTTCCAAAGTTTATTTCCGGCTTTTGTTGCGGACATTAAGATAGACATACGTGTCATACGTGGCGAACAATCAAAACCCCGGCCGCAAGAACACACTTACATCGATATCCGGATCGCAGATTTTCGGCAAGAAGGCCGAGAAGGGGTTCATCAAGCAGATGCTGTGACGAACCTCACCAAAGTCGAATCGAATTATCGACTTGAACTTCGAGTCCGATCGATTGGACCAGAGGCGAAGAGTGCGATCAGCACAGTACAGTTTGGATTAAACAGGCCAGACATACTTGAGTCCTTCGAGGCACTAAGCACTCATCCCCTCGCGCTGTCAGACGATCAGGATATAATTCACATCCCTCTTCTCACTGAAACTGAGTGGGAGCCGAGGAGCCAGATGACGATTATCTTCTACCTTCAAACCGAAGAGGATATCGATCTTGGTGTCATTGAGTCGCTCGACGATCTTGCTGGCACTTTAGAAGGAGCGTCATCTTCACCAATTTTAACCAGCACAGGTCCGATTACTCGACCTTAAAGTGCAGGAGCTGACATGAGTCTAACTGAAATTGTAAATGTCCAAGTCAACGTAGAAGATGTTGCTGTCTCAAGGCAAGCTTTCGGTATCCCGTTGTTTCTTGGATTTCATAAGGTGTTCACCGAGCGTTTTCGGATATACACCAGCGTAAAAGGATTGACTGACGATGGTTTTGCTGCAGCCAGTAATGAAGTTGCAGTAGCAACGGCTGTCTTTAGTCAGGATATCGTCCCTCCGCAACTCTTTATCGGCCGCAGGCAGACAGACAATTCTGTCCTCACCGTCGTTACAGTGGCAGACAACACAAAGTATGATGTCACTGTTAATGGGGAGCTTGCTTCTTTTACCTCGGGTTCATCTACAACTGCTACCTTAATTACATTCGGCATCACTGCCGCGATCAATGCCCTCGTCGGGGCCGGTGCGGTGGTTACAGCCACAGACGACCCTGGTGTCGATGTCACAGTCGCCCCAGACGTTGCCGCTGTACCCTACAGTCTTACGGTTACTGCGAATATTCTGAATACCCCTGATCTGGCCGGTGCAGAAACTCTTACCGCCGCCATCGCTGCCATTAGGGCAATCAATGATGATTGGTATGCTACGATGATTCATAGTCATATAGTTGCTGACATCGCCGAAGTCGCAGCCGTTATTGAAACTCTAAAGAAGATTTACGCTTATTCTACCGATGAGGCGGATGCAATTACTGCGGCTACGACCGACATTTTCTCAACTCTTTCAGCTTTGAACTTCGATCGAACTATCGGTTTGTTTGATGTAGATGCTGATACAGCGTTCCCCGAGGCTGCATGGCTTGGCGTCATGCTTCCGAAAGACCCTGGTTCTGCTACCTGGGCATTCAAGACTCTTGTTGGTCAGGATGCTGATGCACTTACTCCGACTGAGAGCAGCAATGCTCGCGGCAAGAACGGTAATACATACGAGACAATCGGCGGAGTCGATATCACTCGCTTTGGCACCACTGCTGAAGGCGAGTTCATGGATATCATTCGAGGAGTTGACTTCCTTGAAAGTCGATTACAAGAACGTATCTTTTCTAAACTGGTAGCAGCCGATAAGATTCCATACACTGAGCAAGGTGTTGCGATCATTGAAGCAGAAATTCGGGGACAACTTCGAGACAGTATTGCTCAGGGAATCATCGCCGAATCGCCAGCATTTGTAATCACTACTCCGGTAGTCGCCGACATCTCTGCGGTAGTCAAGGCCACTCGCGCCCTGCCTACCATCACCTTCACCGCAACTCTCCAAGGCGCTATCCATAAGGTTACCGTCGTTGGTTCAGTGACCGTCTAAGGAGCATATCATGACAGTCGAAACTTATGCACCAAAACGAGTCGAAGTGATCGTTGCTGGCGTTCCTATCCGCGGCTTTGCAGACGGAACTTTTATCACTGCTGAACGAACGAGCGATGCTTTCGCTACGAACGTAGGTGCTGATGGAGAGGCTTCTCGTACTGCCAGTTCTGATCGAACCGGTAAAGTAACGATTACGCTTCAGCAAACGAGTGACTCGAACGATTTTCTTTCCGGACTCGCCCTTGCAGATGAGGTTTCTCTTGATGGCCAGTTCCCGTTCCTACTTAAAGACACCAATGGCAGGACGCTTATCGAAGCTCCGTGTGCTTGGATCGACAAGATAGCGAACTCTGAGTTCTCAAATGAAATAACAGACCGAGAGTGGATTATCTCCCTCGGTGAGATGATTCCGTTTGTTGGTGGTAATAACTAATACGGTGTGAAAACAGTAGCACCCAACTCGGCTACACCAAACCGTGACGACGGGGCCGAGTGAGCATACCCTGACCTGCTAATAAGCCGGTTGTACGTTTGGCTTAACTTCATCCAAGGACAGAGTTGCCGGAAGGATGAGCCCGCCAAAGGGTCAGTTTATACGCTAAGGCGTATATTTTCATTTTATACGCGATAGCGTATACCTGATTTGACAGCAGGAGGTTGTGATGCAAAGAGGCATCGAAGTAGAAACTGGTGGACAGACTTACATAGTAACAACGTTCCCAGCATTTAAAGGTTTGACGTATCTTCAGAAGATTTTGAAAATCGTCGGCCCATCCGTCGCTCAAGTATTTTCAGCAGCAGACCTCGAAAAAGGCGAGTTGTCAGAAATCTCGATCGAAGACGAAGCTTTGGCCAGTGCCATCTCGTCTCTGACTGAGAACTTGGACAAGGATAATACTGCACAGCTTGTGCAATCGATGATTAAAGACAGTGTGACCAAAGGCGGTCAGCCTGTAGTATTCGATCAAGAATTCTCGGGTAACTTTAGCCCGCTGGTTAAACTTCTTGGCGTAATCATCAAGGAAAACTATTCAAGTTTTTTCGAAGAAAGCGGTTTCGGCGGGTTAGCAAGTCTGTTTCCCCAACCGCAATCGAAAGACGAATAGCCGAAGAATCTGAGCTTGACTGGTTGATCTGGCGTATCGCTACGTCAGAACATATCAGCGATGGTCTTATCGACGTTCAGAGCCAATATAGTGTAGAAGACATCTACGACGCACACGAGGCTCTGGATGTGATAGAGGCTCTTACTAAAGAAGCGCATGATAAGGCTAAAGCCGAAGCGCACAAATAGGTAAGCAATGGCCTCGATCAAAATTGCTGATCTGTTCGCTCAAATTGGAGCCCGAGTTGATGTTCGTCAACTCAATAAGTTCCAGAAGCGACTGGTTAATGTCAAACGTCAGCTTCTATCTCTGAAGAGGATCGCTCGATCCCCTCTTTCCCCAAATACAAACATAGCCGCAGTTCGGAATTTAAACACCGAGCTAACGCGGACGCTTCGTCTTGCCCGTCAAATACAGAACCAGGGACCGATTAGAGTCCGAAGAGCTGGAGGCAGGCCGGGAGGCGGCGGCGGGGGCGGGCGTCAGAGAGGCGGGGGTGTGGGACCGGCTGGCTTCTTCGGGGGAGCTGCCGCAGCCGGAGGCGTAGGTCGAACCGGCCTTATAGGCAGGAGCTTCGTTGGTGGTTTTGGCATAGCATTAGTTGTTAGACAACTCTTCGGTGCCACAGCAGCTATGGAAGGTATCCAGGTTGCTCTAGGAGCTGTTACCCGAGAGGGTCAGACGACGGCTGAGGTTATGGCCTTTCTCCGAGGAGAGGCTGCACGACTTGGTTTTGATTTCGAGTCATCGGCCCCTGAGTTCGCTAAGTTGGCTGCTGCCGGTAATGCGTTAGGAAGTACAACCCAAGAGATTGAAGAAATATTCATTGCGGCCCAGGAAGCCTCAAGAGTATTTAACTTGTCCACAGCAGACACAGCAGGTGTACTGAAAGCCTTCACACAGATTCTATCCAAGGGCAAGGTTACCGCGGAAGAGCTTCGTAATCAGTTGGGCGATCGACTTCCGGCTGCTGTGCCGATCTTCGCTAAAGCTTTGGGGGTTACAACCCAAGAGCTAGGACAGATGCTTGAGAAGGGTGAGATTCTTGCCAAATCAGCTCTTCCTTTATTCGCCAAAGAATTACGCAAGACATTCGCAAAACAAATTCCTGCTGCATCGAGAAGTCTTACCGCGGTACTTAACCGAACCAAGACGACAATCTTCGAGTTTAGTGCCGCGTTAGGCGCATCCGGCCTCAGTAAGATTTTTATCTCGGCGCTCAGACTTGTCACAAATCTATTCACGATTCTTGGTCCAATACTTGTCGTTGTTGTAAGAGCAGTTCAAGCCTTACTTGCTCCATTCCGTGCTCTAGGTCGCATCATCGAGCGCCCTCTTGCAGTATTTCCTAAGCTGACCTCTGCATTCTTCGGTATGATCGGTGTTGTATTATTACTTCGTACAGCTCTCGCACGACTTACTATTGCATGGGTTGTAGCATTCGCTCCTATACTTGCAACTGCGGCAGGATTAACTGCTCTAGTTCTATTGATAGAGGACTGGTTAGTCGCACTCGAAGGAGGCGATTCAGTTCTCAAACGATTGTCTTTGAGCACAAATGTATTTAATGCTGTCCTTGGCGGTGCTCTCATCAATCTAGGCATGTTCGTTCAGTTCATGGGAGAACTTGTAGCGGCCATAGTCACTGGCAACTTCGATGAACTTACCGCTTCATTCCAAAGATTTACGGCGGCGGTTGCAGACTTCTTTCGTAATCCGGCGTCAGAGGCTCTGGCTAACCTGCTGGAATTCTTCCTGCTGGATGCAGGTGCCGGAGGTCCGAATACATTCCAGCTTCGACCAGGCAGCCCTGGAGATATTGCCTCACGAGGAGGTAACGCAATGGCCGTTGAACTTACGGTTATCGACGGAGCCGGCTTAACCGAAGCAGTTGATATTCGAATCGATGGTGCCCTGGATACACAAGCCAGACAAGCCCAAGGCGAGCTGGGTAATAACGAATAATGACAACTCTAATTCAACGAAACAATGGGACTATCATCTACTTTGATACGGCAGAGACCGTAGTCAAGAACTTCCCCAACAAGGTTACGACACATCCGATCGAGGAAGGCTCTCCGATTACAGATCATGTGGTTAGTGAGCCGAGAAAGATCAGTGTCAACGGAGTTATCTCCGATGCAGCTTTCCAATTTCGAGAAGATGATCCGTTCACTGAAATCAGGACCGTAACAATAGGAACCGGCCAGGTTACTCGTCGAGTTGCGATAGCCGGCAGATCAGTCGCTGCGCTCGCAGAGCTTGAAGCTATACGAGACAATAGAGAAATTTTTATCTTGGAGACCAGAGATGAAGTCTTCGAGAACATGGTGTTCACACAGTTTAGTATTCCTCGTGATTCAGGCACAGGCAATGCTGCAAGAGTTCAGTTCACAGCACAACAAATAGAGACAGTTCAACGTAGATTCGCTACCGTTCCTCAAGCCGTTGACCCTGATGATGCCGATAAGGCTTCAGAGGGTGCGGAGACGGGCAGGCAGGCGACGGGAACAGGAGCAACATCTATACTTTTTGATGCTACAAAGAGCGTAGTGGAGTTCAATCTCAATACAACCAATGCCTCAGAGATCGAAGACGGACTCGACGCAGTTTTTGAGTAACGGAATATGCCATTAGAAGTGCCAGTTGCAAGTTTGAATGCAAAATCAAGCCAGACGGTCAACCTAGAAGATACCGTATATAGGTTCACATTTGTATTCAATACTCGATGTCTTGCTTGGGATATGACTATCGCTGAGCAAGACGGTACGGTAATCATAGCTGGTATTAAACTATTACCCCAGGTAAATCTTTTGTTCCGACACAAAGATGCAAGACTTCCTCCGGGTCAGTTATGGGCTTTGGATGTTCAGGAAGATGCTACGGCTACACGACCACTTAAGAGTGAGTTGGGAAGCAAATTACGTTTGATTTATTTCACCGAGGCTGAGATCGATGCCATTATTTCGTCGTGAATATAAGCTGATAATCGGCCAGCCTGGAGAAGTAGGGAGCGAGATACAAGACTTACAGATAAACTTCAAGATTGTAAAATCGGCTGATGCTGCAAAGAACAAGTGTACAGTCAAGGTTTTTAATATGAGCCCAGATACTCGTGCTCTTTTTGAAACTGCAAACACTTCGACTGACGAATTAGTAAAGGAAACAAACAATCCAGTAATTTTACTTCAGACTCAGTATGCTGAGGATATTACCAATAGCGGTAGCTTGAGAGGATTTCAAACGCTGTTCACTGGACAGGTTGTCAATGCCATTACCTCCAAGATAGGCGGAGATATGGTGACACAAATCGAAGCTCAAGACGGATATGTCCCTCTTAGAGAAGGTCTCGTAGGCGCTAGTAAGGAGCCTCCTAATAAAAATGAGGGTCGAAACTTTCCTCCTGGCACCACAAGAAGGACTGTCCTTAACACTCTGGTAGGTGATTTGGGAGTTCCTGTGGGTGAGATCAGAGACGGTGATGATCTGTCCGCTGTGTTCTCGAACGGAGTGACTATAGAAGGACCCATCCGTCTGGCTTTGGACTCGTTACTCGATCCTGTCAACATAGACTGGTCAATACAGGACGATTCATTCGTAGCAATACGTCGAGACCTGGCGTCCTTAGAAAGCATACTAGACCTCAGTGCTCAAACCGGACTCATAGGCAGTCCTCAAGCTAAGAAGGCCAGAGCGAGCCGTACAACCAGTCAGAAGAATGAACCAGATTCGGGAGTCCAGATTAAATCTTTGCTGGCTCCTACAATGACACCAAACCGAAGAATTCGAGTTACAAGTAACGAATTCCCGAACGGACAGATTTTCAAGGTTACTCGCGTAATACATGCAGGAGATTTTCGAGGAACCAATTGGATTAGCACAGCAGAGCTTTCGGAGTTTACGGAGTAGTGGCGACACCAGACTTAATGACAGTTATAATGGAAGCGGTTCGCTATCAACTTGGCGAAGTCAATACTGCTATTCCAGCCGTGATCAATAAATATGATCCGACAAAGCAAGAAGCTGAAGTCATACCGTTAATCAAACGTAAATATAAAGACGGTACCGCTGTCGATCGAGCACCTATTACCGGAGTTCCGGTTGTGTTTCCTGCGGCCGGTGGCGGAATCATCACCTTTCCGGTTAAGAAAGGCGACACTGTTCTACTTATTTTCAGTCAGCGCAGTATCGATCGATGGGTCCGCGGCGATGGCAGCCAAATTGATCCTGGCGATAATCGTAAGCACGATATATCGGATGCAATAGCGATACCTGGCTTGTTCAGTTTCTCATCTGCATTGCAATCTGACCCAGATAATGTTATAATTAAGTTCTCAGGTGCGTCTATTGCACTTACCCCTGCCGGAGCCATAGAAATTCTTGCTCCAGGGGGAGTCACCATCACAGGTGATCTCGCTGTCACTGGCAATATCGTTGCCGTCGAAGTAACTGCCTCTGGTAAGGCACTCTCAACTCATACCCACTTCGGATCACCAACAGCGCCTACGGGAGCTATCAGCCCGACCGGAGCACCGATCTAATGCCTTTCGATCTTCTACTGAAGAACGGAGATATATCTATCGATCCGTTTGATATCCAGCTCAATAATCCTGGACTTCAGGCTGTGGGACAAAGGTTGGCTATCACATTAAACACTTTCAAGGGAGAGTTTTTCTTGAATACAGAGTTTGGTACTCCTTGGTTCCAAACTATATTCCGGAAAGGCGTCTCCAAAAACCTTATCGATGCACAACTTCGATCCGTTATATCTTCGGTAGAAGGTGTCTTACAACTAATTGAATATCAATCCGACATCAACCCGTCCCTTCGAAGTTTGACCGTTACATTCAAAGCTCGGATTGATGAGGGAATAGTAAACATAGTCCTTGCTACTGGTGGCGGGGTAGGTGTTGCTAATTACTTAACAGAATCAGGATTCAACTATCTTCAGGAAGATGGTATATCCGTTTATTTGTTGGAATAAAAAAATGGCTGTAACAGAAGACAAAAAATTCTCAGGGCTTGATTTAGTGGCGACTCCGGCACCATCGGATGAGTTTGGCTGTAATCAAGGTGGAGACTCCTTCAAACAAACGAGACTCCAGCTTCATACTATTCAAGTCGGAGAATCTTTCAATTCAGTACCCACTGCTCCTCAGATTCTTAAAGCAGGAGGCGTAGAAGGTTTACGTCTCACAAATGTAAGCGGCTCGATTCTTCAAACACCCGAAGCGAACGTCGGCCTTACTGCTGATGTAGGTTCTTCTCAAGGCGATGGAGTAATTATATCGAGCTACAATGTATACTCTGTCGTCGCTACGGCAGGAGATGCCGCCACATTACCAGCAGTCTTCGTAGTTGATACTCTAATCTATGTCAAGAACGATGGTGCAGAGAGCATGGATATATTCCCCGCTCTTGGAGACAATGCAGGAGCGGGTTCTAATATTGCTATTGCAGTTGGTTCAGGCGAAAGCGCAGTATTTATCGCCACATCAGCCAATGCAACATGGACACAGTTGATAAGCGGCGGAACCGGTGATGTAATCAAGGTCGGTACTCCAGTCGATGATCAGATTGGTGTCTGGACCGGCGACGGTACTATTGAGGGAGACCCCAACTTTACGTGGGATGGCTTTACTCTCACAGCAGCCGGTCGTGCGTTGCTTGCTGACGGTAGTGCTGGCGCACCAGCCTACGGTTTCTCTGGCGAGACAAACCTGGGAATGTTTAGACTCGCAGAAGATTTTCTCGGGTTTTCAGTTAACGGCATCACACGCACTCTTATAGATACGTCAGGAGTTACTGGTAACATCGGAAACAGCGGCAAGATCGTAAATACCGGCGCTACGGCAACTTCACCTTCTATATTAGCTGCTAACGGCGATGTCAATACAGGTCTAGGCTGGGGCGGTATAGACATACTGACCCTGGTCGCGGGCGGTATTGCAGGTCTTCGATTAACGGAACTAAATTCTAGTGTTATCCAGGCACCAGATGCTACACTTGGTATTACAGCCTTCGCTACTGGTGGACAAAGCAGTGCGGTTCAACTCAATACGAGCTACAATGTACTTGGTATTGTTGCTTCGGCCGGCGACTCTGTAAAACTCCCGCCAGTATTTACTGCAAACTCCTTGGTCTATGTTAAGAACGATGGAGCCAATGCTGCCGATATTTTCCCGGCAACGGGCGACGACCTGGGGGCTGGTACTAATGTGGCAGTTTCTGTTCCGTCTGGTGAATCAAAAGTCTTCATAGCCACAGTAACTGATTCGACGTGGACTGAATTACTTCCGTCAGCCGCTGCTGGTGGTGATGTATTCAAGGTCGGTACCCCGGTGAATAACCAGATTGGAGTCTGGACAGGTGACGGAACTATTGAAGGTGATTCCTCTTTTACATGGGATGGAAGTCAGCTAAAACTTCCCGCAGAGAACGACGCTGTTACTCCTACTCTTGCCATCGGTGGTGTAGGGGACGGATTCTATCAAAACAGCCCGGCCATAATTAGCGTTGCTACTAGTGGCGTTCGACGTTGGGCATTTACGGGTACATCATTTGGTGCTGTAAGTGGTTCTGGTCCGGAGTTCAAAAACGAAGTACCATCAGCTACTAATCCAACTGTACTAGCGGATCAGGGAGACAGTAATACGGGGATAGGACATGCTGCTGATGATCAACTTTCCTTGATCGTTGGCGGTCTCGAAGCTGTTAATATATCAGAAGTAGGTAACAATCTTCAGCTCATAGTGCCTCTACAAGATAATGCAGCGGCCCCCTCTATTGCCTTCGGAGATGGCGACACAGGCTTCTACCAAAATATTAACGATGTAATTAATGTTGCCCACGCTGGCGTTAGACGTTGGGTTTTCCAGACAGGAACATTTGGTGCTGCAAGTGGTTCTGGTCCTGCGCTCCAAAACGAAGTACCATCAGGTACTAATCCAACTATCAATGCAGACTCGGGAGATTCTGACACCGGGCTAGGGCATCAGGCTGATGATATTTTGGTAGAAGCCTGTGTCGCCATCTCCGAAGGCAATAGAGGGGGCCGCTGCATTATCTTGTAGAGGCACTATGAGCTGAAGATT